TAACACCATCATTATATACCCCATTTAACCATTCCATATTAGTCATTATACCACCATTAAATGTACCATTGTGCCATTTTTTCTTTGTAGATGTTGAATATATAGATCCATTATTAAATGTTCCATCATGCCATACTGTATCAATTATAACACCATTATTAAATGTTCCATTATACCATCTTGAATCATTGGTAATTGTTCCATTATTAAATAAACCATCAATCCAATCCGATCCAGAAAATACACCATTTTCAAATTCCCCTTGATTCCAAGACAACCCTTCGAATGTACCATTTTTAAAACGACCATTTAACCACGTAGAACCTTCTGGAAAGATTCCATCTTCCCATGTACCATTTTCCCATGTAAGTGTCTTAAATGGGTTGTTTATGGTTGTTCCTGTGTGATCATTACTCCATTTACCATCTAACCATGTTACATTAGGTGATTCTGTTTCACAATTTACAAGTCTACCACCATTAATTGTATAAGAATCTCCAATAAAGCACCCATATAATTCACCACCTGTAATTTCATTATCATTGGCAGTTAAAGTACAATTATTAAAAACACCAGCATTTATATTACAACCATTCAATTGAAATACATTATTTGAAAGATTAATAATACTCAAACCAATACCATAATTATTATATGTGTAAAATGATTCTACTTTACCTTTAGTGTTAATAATTGTTTTTAATAATAATTTTGTATCATCTGATTTTGTTTCAAAATCTATATTACTAATTGTACCAAGTGTATCAAACAATATTCCTTGTTTCCATTTAATGTTTGATTTACTTAAAGGTTGTGTTGATGTATCTTTTATAAGACACCCATTTATAACCCCTCTGTTTATCACAGAGTTAGTTATATAAACTCTCCCAATAAAACAAGAATCTAATGGTAAACTTGATAATATAAATGTGTCATATTTTATATCTAAAACAATTCTATTACCATCCTTCTGCAATAATTTATACCCAATTGTACTATCAGTAGTACCAGTATTAGCCATACTATCTAATTCTGTGTATGATGTTATACCTGTATTATTAACAGCTATGTATAATTTATCACCTACCTCAAATTCACCATCAAATTCAGTATAAAACGTGACTCTGTTATTAGTATTTTCGATGATTGGTAATAATTTTACAGAACTTTTTGTGAAGTTATCCATTTAAAATAAAATAATTTTTAGACTTTTGTTATTGATATGTATATATTAAATTGTTAAAATCAATATATTTGGTAATTTAAATAATTTTACTCATCTTTGATATTGATAAATAAATACAGTATTAATTAAAACAAAAAAATTATGAAAAAACTTTTAGGATTTATTGCAGTATTAACAATTGTTATTGGAACATTGTTTATTTCGTGTGAAAAAATCGAACCTTGTGAACGTGATCAGACAGGTGATATCACAGTTGAAAATCAAACAGGTTTTCGTATGACATTTGCACTTGACGATTACAATAATTTTACCCTCTATGATAATGGCACAAAAAGTTATTACAACGAAGATGCTGGAACTCACTATTTCTACTACTGGGATGATTTCTATTCTAAATAGTATTATGATACATCAAGACTAACCGCTTGTGAAGATTTAGTATGGACATGGTATATTAGTAAGAAAAAAGGAACAGGTAGTGATAGAGTACTTATAATTACAGATACATTTGGGAATAAAATTGATGAACTTAGCAACTTTAAAGAAGCGGTAGGTAAAGCACCACCAACATCAAAACAATAATACAAATATAGAATTATTTGGAAAAGGTGTCTAATTTAGACACCTTTTTCTTTTTGGATAAAACAAAACATTGAATTTATTATATATATTATATGGACAGGAAAGAAGAATTATCATTAGAGTTAGAAAACAGATTGAAAGAAATGTTCGTAGAAGATTACGAAAAGGTTAATGGTGCTAAAGATGGTGTAAATGCATATTTAGATAATCTTGAAGTTGAAAACAAATATGAATACAACGAATTTTGTAATGATTTTTTAAAAGTATCAGATAAACTTATACATTCATTAACAGTACATGATATTGAAAACGCAGACTCAACATTTATTATGGGTGAAATAATGTCTATAATGGTTAGATATAAAATAATGGATAGTGAACAGGATGAAACTAAAAGATTCCACAAATTAATACAACACGAATTGAAATCAAAAATAGCAAGAGGTATAGACAGCGGTTAAGATCAGTTATTAACTGATCATGAATACACACAGAAAACTGTGGAAGGTAGTGCAAACCCATCAGATGGGCGCACAAGCCTCAGCGTTTTTCGTTGAAACGAATTACGTAACCGTGAAAACCAAATCTACTAGGGAAAACAAAGAAGTAGAAGAACTACAAGCTTTAAGACAAGCTAAAAAACAAACAAGACTATCAGACTTTCCGAATTCTTGGACAATTAGAGTTGAACATCAATTTGATAAAGTTTGGAACTCCAAAAGAGGAAAGTGGTGGGATAAAAATTATCCTACTATGTAGTCAAAAATTAAAAGGTGAGAATTTATTTTCACCTTTTTTTATTTTTATTAATATATAGTATATGCCAAAAAGATTGACAAACCAAGAATTTATAATCCGTGCTAAAAATACACATAGGAATAGATATGATTATTCTTTAGTTGAATATATTAATAATTCTACTAAAGTTAAAATAATTTGTAAGAAACATGGAGTATTCGAACAAAGACCAATTAACCACACAACAAATAAACAAGGATGTAAAAAGTGTGGATTAGATAAACAATCTAAAAGGCAATTATATACAACAGATATTTTTATTAAAAAATCAAAAAAAGTTCACGGTGTTAAATATGATTATTCTTTAGTTGAATATAAAGATTATTATAATAAAGTAGATATAATCTGTAAAAAACATGGCACATTTAAACAAATACCATCAGATCATATGAGAGGAATTGGTTGTATTCATTGCCAAGAAAGTAAAGGAGAAAGAGAAATTAGACAATTACTACAAAATAATAAAATCGAATTCATACCCCAAAAAATATTTGAAAAATGTAAAAACATAAATCCATTACCCTTTGATTTTTATTTACCAAAATATAATATGTGTATCGAATTTGATGGTGAACATCATTTTAAAATTAAAGAATACTGGGGTGGAGAAAAGGAATTTTTAAATATTCAAAAGAAAGATAACATTAAAAACAATTTTTGTAAAAACACAGGTATAAAATTACTACGAATTAAATATACTGATAAAATTAAAGAAAAATTAAATTTTATCTAAACTTTTTCACAATATGACTATATATGATTATATATATTTTATATATACGAATGTAGTTAAGACTACATTTAAAACAACATTTAAGGATTTTTAAGGCGATTTTAAGGTATTAGGGCAATTTAAGGCAATTTAAAGTAACAAATCTATCCTACCAAATCAACCCAATTTTTTAAATGTCAAAAAACAATCACATATATAATATGATTGATAGTAAAAATGTTGTCGATTTATTCGACATGAATGCTGACGATTCAACAATGAGTTTCTTGGACAAAAAGACCACCGTAGCTGACGGTATTTACAGACCTAGTTTAAAGGACGCTGTAGACAAATCAAAAGGATATTCAGCAACTATCCGTTTTCTTCCTAATGTATTGGAAGATGGAACTTTAGGACAATCCGCAATCGAAAAACACGTACATTACGCAAAATTACCTGATTATCCAGATCTTCAAGGATATTATGATTCTTTGATCAACTTTGGTGAAAAGTGTCCTTTGACTACTTTATATTGGCAATTGAAAAATTCCAAGAACCAAGCAGAAGTTGAAAGAGCTGAATTAATTAGTAGAACTACTAAGTATTATTCTTATGTTCTTATCGTAGAAGATGAAAATCACCGCAAGTTAGAAGGTAAGATAATGATTTATCCTTATGGTTTCAAAATTAAGGAAAAAATTAACCAAGAAAGAACTGGTGAAAATGCTGATGGTAAAAAATGTAATGTTTTTGACCCTGCTAATGGTAAAGATTTCCGTCTTATCATAAAGCAATCAGGAGAATGGCCAACTTACGAAAGTTCAGTTTTCAGACAAGTATCCCCACTTAAAATTTGGGATGAAGGTAAAGCTGTATTTCATGAAGTACCTACTGAATGG